TGTCATCCATTGCTAACGAAGTAGCTCTGTTTACAAACATCATGTTTTCTTCAATAGCACCTTGAGAATCAAATTCTGCTAAGATAGCATCAAATTCAGCTAAGTCAGTAGCAGCGTTAATACCAGTGATACCTGAAGTTTCATTACCTCTTGCTTCAATAGCAGCGAATAAACCTTGAGTACCTGTTTGGTTACCATCAGCACCATACATACCGAAAAATAAATCTGTATGAGTTGCAGATCCATCAGCGGCACTAATTTCACCTTCTAACATTGACATCTCTAAGTAATCAGTAAAACGAGCTCTTGTATCAGCTTCAGCTTTTAAGTACCATAAGTAACCGCTTTGACCCATTTCTCCAGTAACCTCAACCCAACCAATACGAGCTGTATCAGAACCTGATACTTCGTAGTAGTCTTTTAAGATAATCGGCTTGTTAGTGTAAGTCTTCATCTCTGGCTCATTAGCTTTGTGAGAATCAGAAGCAGCCGTACCAGCTTCGTTAGTGTAAGATTTACCTTTTGCGTATTCAGAACCATAAACCAATATAGTTGTGTCATTAGCAGCATCGCCAGCCGTTACAGCTAAAGCTGTAGCAGTATAAGGAGCTACGTTAATAATGTTAGAAGCTACTTCAGTAACTAAACATTTGAAAACACCGTTTGAGTTAGATACAATAACTGTATCATGCACTCTAACCGCGTGTGCAGCTCCAGAAACAGCTAAACCATCAATTTCTTTTTGTAAAGTAATTTCAGAAACTCCTGAAGGTACAGAACCACCTGTAGCACTTGTTACCTGTCCTGTGTATGAAAGATGTAATCTTCCTTGTTCAGACCATACGACTTGATCAGCCGACATCGCCTCTTCAGCTCCTACTTGTGAAAGAAATCCTGAAATAGTTCTCGGTCCGAAAACTTCAGCTTCTTTCTCCATAAGATCTGGTAAATATTGTTGAGCCCACGTTGTATCTGTAGTGCCCGTAAAATCTAGATAATTTGTATTCAACGCTTGCTGGTTTGGAGCAGGCGTTGGAGTACCATTAAATGTAACTGCCATAATTATTGTTTTTTAATTTTTAAATTTATTGTTTTTAATTTTAAACTTAAAATCAGAAGAATTTTGACCTAGCACTTTAACTTTTAAACCACCCGCTTCAACAGTACCATGGCTTTGCCTTGGATTCATATCCACATTCTTAGCATTAGCAATACTATTTTTCATAGCATCAGCTTTGCCTTGTTCGTAAAAGTGTTTTGCAATAGCATCAGGATTGCTAGCTGTAAATAAAGCCTTGTGATAACCGTTAGCATCTTTTAAAGTGGAATCTTCATTAACAAACTTTGTCATGAATTGATTTATATCACTTTGCTCAGATTTAACTTTATCTGCATCCTTAATATTAAATCGATAATTTTTATCACCGACGTTATATTCAAAACCTTTGAATTTGTCGTTAAAAACGGTGTTTGTTTTTTGTGTAAAGTTATTACGATTTTTTTCACTATTTTTTGAAATCTCTTCTGATTCCTTGTTGTATCTATTAAAGAAATCCATAGCTTTTTGTTGCTCGCTTGTAAGCTTGCTTCCAGCTTTAATCTCTTCATAGTATTTAGACTTTTGCCCGTCTAAGTGGCTTTTAGCGTTGGCAACTTGCTCTTTTAACGCTAATTTTTTTCTACGTACATCTCTTTCGTCGTCTTCATCTTCGTCAAAAGAGAATTGATCTTCCATAAGGAAGTTAATTTCTTCGTTGTTTAAATGAGGTTTTGTTTGGTTGTAAAATTCTCTTAACAAACTATCATCATCTAATTTACTATAATCCTGGTTAAGCTTTACATAGTCATTTATATCACCACCAGTTTCCCCCATAAAGTCTACTAGTTTTTGAATATTTTCTGGTAATGCTTGCCCTGTAGCTTCGGCTGTGGCTATAGCTTCTTCAACTTGCTCTTCAACCTTTTCAACTTCTTTTTTTTCTTCTTCAGTAATTTCTTCTAATACTGTGTTTTCTTGTGTTTCAGTTTCCGGTTGTACTTCTTCTTGTTCTTGTGTGGGCTCGGCATTTTCAGCGCTTGCAACCACTCCGCTGTCGTTAGCGTTATCTTCTTTAGTTTCATCTTCTTTTGGTGTTGGAGGTTTTGACAAGTCAACTTTTGTTATAGACTGTTCTAATACTTCTCCTGGTTTTTTCATACTTGCTTTTACTTTTGTAACGTCACCCTTAGGCTCGTTAGCAGTTTTTTCAACTACCTCTTTGTTTTCTTCTTCCATAATATAATATAATAATAATTAATAATTCTAACTAGGGTCAAAACCACCTAAATCAAATCCACCACCTAGTATATCATTACCTGCGGACTCAAAGTTTTTAGGTGGTTTACCACCATTTCTTTGTTCAATCATTTCACTTTGCTGAGATGCTTGAATTTTTGTTCTTTCGTCTTTACGATCTTCTTTTTCTTTTTCTCCTGCTCTTTTAGTATCAAACTCTAAACTTTTAAGTTGCATGTTCATTTGAAACTCTAATTGCATTAACTCTTTTTTATGTTGAACTTCTTGCATCATTTTTTGAGAGGCTAAATCAGACTTTAACTGCTCCAACTGACCTTGACTAGCTGTTAAGGCTTGGTTTTTTTGAACCTCACCTTGAGCTGCGGCTTGCGCTGCCTGTTGGTTCATTTGACTCTGCATTTGCATATTTCTTTCTTGAAGAGCTTGGTCTTTATCCATTTTCTTTTTTCTACGTATTTTAAGAAGTTGGTTTGCTAGCTTAACGTTTTTTATATCTCTAAGATCAATAGCATCTTCTAAGTCTATACTTTGAGTTTGTATTGCCATTTGAATATTGTTTTCAAGAACAGCTTTTTCTTCGTCATCAGGCATTAAATCAATAAATATACCAAAATCATAAAGATGTAACTCTGATATTTCTTCTAAAGCAGCAACGTTGTGAACTCCTATCTGATGTATAAAAGCATCTTTAGTTGGAGAGTATTCTATAATGTCAGAAATTCTTAATGATAAACATTCAGCGGTTTCAGCTGTTAAAAACAAACCAGCTTGTAATATATGTCTTGTTGCTGTATTTGAGTTCGCTGCTGCCATTTTTTGAATACCAACTAAAGCGTTTTTATCTGGAGTACTACCATCTCTAGCTTCGTTAAGCCCAGTAACATCTCTTATCATTTGTAAATAATAATTGTATGTGCCTATTAAAGATTGCATTTTATTGCCACCACTACCAGATTGTATTTCTTGTATAGGTATTTTGCCTGGATTCATGTCGCCATCACTAGTAAAGCTTCTTCCTATCACAGAACCAGTTTGAAAATACATGTTTAAAGCTTCTTGCGGGTTGTAGTTCGTTCCGTTACCTAGATCTATTTCAGCTAAACCATCCGCGTCTAAATAAATACCATCTGGAACTAACCTAGACATCACTTGTTGTAGTTTTAAGTGTGTTAACTGAATCATATCTGCAAAGCCAGTTATTCTTTTAACTAACGAATCTATTTTTCCTCTATACATCCTAGGCGCAACAATTGAATAGTTTAACTTTACTTTTGTAAAATCACTTTTTTCACGCATCATATTTTTTGCCATTTCCCACTTAAGTAGTTTATCTGTACCAAGAATTAAAGCCCCTTCGTAAAGACACTCTATAGATCTTAGCATTCTACCGTAACCACCTTCTTTGTCTTGTGGTGGATCAAAACCATCATCTTTAGGTATAACTTTTTCAGCACCAGTAGCTGTTTCTTTCATTTTATAAACCTCGTTCATGTAAGTTTTATAATTAAAGTACAGCACTTGAATAGTGTTGGTGTCTTCTTTATCGTAATCGTGAGAGGAGCTGTATCTAGACCTATTGATAGACTTGTTTTTCATTATATCCTTAAGAGCAGTTTCGTCTAAATGTGGGAATTGTTTTGCTAGCTCGTTAATTGGTATAGATTTAACTTCACCTACATAGTATATATCTTCAAAATATGGCGAATCAGTATAAGAGTAAACTAAGTTAGCTGGGTCAACGTAATCTATAACAACACCTTCAGATGTATTAAAGCTAGTTTTAACAGCGCCTATACCTAGAACAGTTATATCATAATAAAAACGTTTTTTAATTAGCTCGTAGTTGTTGCCTTCCATTAAAACATTTAACGCCTGTTCTTCTGCCAGCTCTATAGTTTGTTTGTATGTAAGCTGCATGTGTAACTTTAACTCTTCTTCTGTTTCTGGCAATGAGCTTTTTTCATTTTCATAAAGATTAACTTCAAAAGCTTGCATTGCAAAGTCATTAAACTCTTTAGCTCTCATGTCTGCTAGTATAGACTCCATGTACTCAGTTCTTTTAGCTACGCCAAAAGGATCTTGAGAATAAGCCTTTATGTCATAAGTTCTTTCCGCAATACCGTTTACAACTATATCAACAAACTTAGATATTATAGGCACAGGTTTCCAGTCTAAGTTTAAATAAGACAAATCACCATTTATAGATAACTCATCTTTATACTTTTGTATTGACTGCTCGCCTCTAGCATACAATCTTAAGTTATGAAAATCATTGTTATTAGCTTTATATCTACTAGAGCTTTTATCGTTGTTAAACCACTCTTGCTCTATAGCTCTACCTACTTTTAACCCATACTCATAGCTTAGCTTTTCAGCATCACTAACTGTTTGACTTGGGAAATAACTTTTAATGCCAGACTCTGCCATATTTATTACTTAATTATTTGTGAATTATTTCCAGTATTTTTATACCTAGAAATGTTTATGTTTAACTTTGGTTTTTCAACGTCAGCGTTTGGTCTATACAAATGCCTGTTGTTAGCCATGATAGCTAGTCCAGAACTTATTGACGCATCGTGTTTGGTTCTTTTGTTTATATCAAACTTTGTCCAGTCATTTAACAGCTCATTAAAATAACAGTCCCCGTGTGATCCATCTTGCTTGATGCCTACGTGATCTTGTATATACATTTCAATCGCAGCAGCATGAGCTTGTTTTATATCTTCGCTTGAGTTAGGTATACCGCCTACTTCTTTTTCTGCAACAGATAATTTGTTCCATACTTTGTCAGGTCTATTCATGCTAAACCCTCTATAACCTCTTCTTCTTAAATAGTACAATAGACGAGGTTTATTGTTCTCTGCTAATATTGGCATCCCGTAAAAAACTAAAGCCATTAGAACATCTTCAAAGAACATCTCTGCGGTTGGTGGTCTTGATAAGTATTCCAAGAAGAAACTGTTTGCCGGAGCGTCTTCCATGCTAAACTTAGTTAAACCGTGTAAAGCTCCTTTAGATCCAACTCCATCTACAGTTCCTGATATATCATAGCTATCACAACCAAAAGCACCCATGTGCTCGTTACCTGGATACTTAACGCCATTTTTAAGTACAACTTTGTTTTGTATTTGCTGAGGTGGAACCCAACTTACTTTAAATCTACCTTTTGGATCTGGGTTGAAAGTTACTTGAGTATCTTTAATGCCGTTTGTCCATTGAAAATTACCTTGAGTAACGCCTAATGTTTGTGACATTTCCTCGTTGTAATCTATTTGTTCGTATAATTTAGCTAAGTTAAATATACTTCCTTTTGTTTCATCTCTAAACGCGTGCTCAGTAGTTCTTGGAAACTGACGGTAAAACTCATTTAAACCATCTTGGTCATCTTTTAAACCATCAACTTCGTTTTGCCAGTTATCTATTACGCCTACATCTATTAGCTCGCCGCTTGGGTCAAATTTATCGATATTAGGAGTAGTAAAAACCGGAACTCCGTACTCGTCAATAAAGCCTTCATAGTTCCATTCCATTGGAATAAAAAGAGAATATAAACCAGATTTTGTCTGACCGTTTCTATTTCTTTTTTTGACATCTGAAGAGTTATATAGTTTTTTAAAATTTTCTCCACCTTTGTCTAACGCGTTTGAAGTTGAGCCCATCATACATTTACCAATAATCCTACTACCTAATCGCAAACATGTTTTGGTAACTCTCCAGTTGTTTAATATGTTTTCAGGTCTTTCCCACTTTCCAGCTTCGTCATGCACTAATAGAGCTAATTTTTCACCATCATAACTATTATCTCCTGTGTTTTTCCAATCAATAGTTGTATCTAATCCTTCTAAATCTTCTATTTGCTCGTTTGCAGTTATTTTTTTTCTAGTAAACCTTGTAGATGGAACTCTATACGCAAGCTCTGTTTTTGGACGATCCATACCATCTTGTATGGGTTTAAAGAAAAAAGGATAGTTTATGCTAATTGGAACAATTTTATCAGTAAACATTTTTTTAGCATCACTACCTGTTTTAGACAGCACTCCAAACCTACTATCACCAGCAAGAGTGGCTAAGTTAACAGTTTCAGCCGATGACATAAAAGAAAATCCAGATCTTCTATTTTTAAGGTAGCACATACCGTAACATCTTTTGTCTGCTTTGCAAGCTTCCCAGAATATAAAAAATAATCTATTTGCCTCTCTAAAGTCTGGAGCGCCTACATCTATTTTACTCCATTGCAAATACATGTAGTGCGTGCCAGTTATCCAGGTTGGGTTACCATTGTTCATAAACCAGAATCCTTCTTCTCTTCTTCTAAACTCTTCGTCAATATAATCGTACCATTTTTCTTTACTGCTTTCCGGATAACTCCTCCAGTCAAATATGTTTTTTAAACGCTCTAATTCTTTTGGTTGATCAAACTTAACCCACTTGTTTTTTGTGTTGCTATACACATCCTTCGGCGCTTTAGGCAAAGCTATAACTAAATCTTGTATTTGTATAATCTCTCCTATCTGACCGCTGTGTGATAGCACTATTAAATCTTGTTCTTTGTTATAACCATACTTCCACTTCTTTCCTTTGTTCATTCTGGATATAGTAGTAAGCTTTATCGGTTCAACTACCTTAACTAAACTTTGCTCGTACATTACTTAGATCTACCTTCTGCGAATCCTTTAAAGATTTTTTCCTTTGTCTCTTCAGGTGTTTTACCCTCAAGCAAGTTTTCTTCTTCTTCAATTCTGTTAAGTATTTCAAATGCGTCAAATATAGCTAGTTTTTTAGATGCTGCGGCATTTTTTAACTTATCGGCTGTTAAATCATCTTCAGAGTCAGTGACAATGGCTTCTTTAGCTACTTTTATCAGCTCCTCTACTGCTTTGTGCCCAGCTTGGATTATACTTTTCTTCGTTTCCTTGATGTTCATATTTGATTGTAATAAAATTAGATAAAACTCGATATAGTCTTTCGCCATCAACGATAAACTCGTATTCACTTTTTGGCCTAAAACCAACTAGATCGTTAACTTCTACAGTACCATCAGAGTACTTAACAACACCTTGTAAGGGTTTTTCAGATTCTGTATTAAATTTATCTGTAGCTTTTAACGGCGCTACAAAACAATATCCTTTAGGGCAGATCCAACCATCATCTCTTTTGTATAAAAATATTTGATCTGGCGCTACAAGGTATGTAGATTCATTGATAAAACCCCTACTGTTTCTTTCGTTACCATGCTGATCATTCCACCTTCTGAATACGTTGTGGTGCACTAGTATAGTATCACCTTGCATTATATCAGCGTGACCAACCATAGGTGTAGAAACCACTG